GCTCCCACTCATTAGCATCTGGCGCATCTTCTCCTAGCTCTATGAGCAGCCGACTAGGGTTTTCATCGCTTAGTTGCTGCGGTTGCTCTTGCTCTTGCTCCGCTTGCTGCTCCTCCTCGTTAATTGGTTTAAAATATAAGTCTAAAACTATACCAGCACTTTCTAATACTGGCTCTAATTTATCTAAAATAAAGTACTGGATAGGGTTAATTACCATATCCATGGTTAATTTTAAAGCGGTGTCTAATTCATCCGCGTTATTACCTAGCCCGCTATTGTTTTTTATACCAAAAAGCATAGGCGAGACAACCCTGTGCGCTCGCATTAGCTTTTCTTCACTTTCTTTATTAATTGTTTCCCATTGCTTATGACTTGCGCTTTCAACTAAAGGAACGATAGTAATTTCGGCATCCTTTCCGTTGTTAAAACTCACAACCATTTTTCCAGCGTTACTGCTCCCGGTTAATTGGCTCTTAATTTTTCGCTCAATCTCTAAACGCATCTCTGGAGTTTCGGGGATTCCGTTGTTCATATTCACTACATACCCAAAACTAAATCCGTTCTTTATATGGTTGATATAGTAGTTGCTAATCTCCTCCTCCATTTGCGCATATTGCAGCCCGCTTTGGTAATTAGGCAAAGAGTAGTAGTTTGTATCGGTTTCGCAGTCGTTAATATAAAGAATGGTTATGTCTTCACTTGTATCTGGCGTCCACTTACTAAAGTAAATAGGCTTATGTGCTTCTTTGCGGTAATCAGCCCAGCTTGTGCAGTACCAATATCCCTCTACTTCGCCCTCTTCATTTGCCTTTTGTGGTGCAAGTGTTTTGATCGGTAAGTGCTTTAATCTCGCTGGCTCGTTTCCTCCTTTGTTTTTAATAACTTGAAAGGCTGCATTCCCTTGCAAAAGATATTCATCCACCACTTTTTTAAGGTCATTCTTTGGAAGTATTGAAAGTAATTTAACCCAATCTAAGGGCTTTCTATTTGCATTCCTAGCACTTAGACCCTTACCAAAAAATAGTGCCTTATAAGTGTTTATAATAGCCGAGTTGGTAGGGCTGCCGATATATCTTTCCTTAACGTAGTCGAAGTACTCATTATTTTCTCCGTTTAAAACCCACTCTTTAGATTTTACCTCTTGAAGTACTGGCTTAACGTAATTGTTAAGCTGAATTACTGATGGAATATTTTTATTTTCACTCATAACTTATTAACGATAAAAAGCGGTTTTTTGTTTTAAAGCTCTATTATATTTGCGTTGACTACATTTATAACGTAATTGTTTAAATCTGGGTAATCAGTAGCGTACGCCTTGCCTTTATATATATCTGGATTGGTTCTTATTTCGTATTGCTTTCCCTCCTCAAAATTAAAAGTAATTGTACCGCTCAAATATCCATCCTGGTAATTTCCAGAATCTAAAAAAACACTAACGCCATCAATTAGCAACTCTACTCTATCCAAATCAGATAAGCAAGCCGAGGATTCAAAAACTCCATTATCTTCAATCACTCTATTTTTAAAGTCATTTAAAGTAAACACTAAATTGCTGCCTACATTGCTAACGATTTTAAAATCGTGCGTCGGGTTGTTTGATGGTCTAAATACAGTCATATATTAATAACGAAAAAACTTGCTAATTTGTTTTATTTAACTAAAAAAGCCCCTAACATACGCTAGGGGCTTCTTGATTTAAAATACTTAAACTACTACAAATCTGGGTCAATTGGTGTTGCATCAACTAAAGCAATTAATGCCGTTACCGTTGCACTGTCCAAAAATGGTGCGGTTGCATTCTCTTCTGCTACAAGTGTTAAATTGTAACCGTTGAAGTCTGCTTTTGCACCTCCAGATGCTGCACTTCCAGAAGTCAAATTCATTCCCTCAGTGATCCCTAAAACTTTATAGTTATCATTTCGATCTTGAACTACTACAACTGGACGACTTGCCGCAATTGCATCAATTTCAATGGCAGTATTTAAGTCTTGCTTTTTAAGTGCTAAAACTAATGTCTGCGTATTTACTCTTGTTCCTGTGTTTCTGTCCGCTACTGTAACCTCCTCAAGTGTATTCCCATCTGCTAACAAATCATATTTGTAAACAGTCGTAAGCCCCAGCCCTAAAGCCGTAACTTCTTTACCTACTACGGTAAATGCTCCATCCGCTTCTGAAAAGTTCGCAAAGAAGGCATTCTTTAACCCTCCTAGCGAAGTTTTACAAGGCTCTATTCTACCTTTTCCTACAAGACAACTCATTATGCTACGTTAGGTCTATATAGTACGATTTCAGCTCCGTAAGCGTATTGCACGCCCGCAGCTAATACTATTTTGGTTCTTATTTGTCCGCTCAAATCCACTTCGTCCATGTCTTTGATTCGGATTTCGTTTAAATCGCTTAATGCGCTTGTTCCTAGAACTAGGTTCTCTCTGTTGTAACCTACCATTGTGTTTGCAGGAAGCCCCTTAATCTCAGTTAAAGTGTAACCTTCAAAGTCAAATTCATTAGGGTTTAAAAAAGTACCATTAGAACGTGCTTGTGTTCCGTAAGCTCTTTTGATTGCTCTAATTACGTTAGTAGATACTCCGAAAATGTGGTTATCAGATTGTAAAACCTCATCTGTGTGAGCGTCGATAAACTTACCTAGTTCAGCTTCTACGTTAGCAGCAGTAATTGCAACAGGTGTTCCTGTTACATCGATAACAGTTGCGTCAGCTTCCAAAAGTGGCACAAAACCAGCTAGGTTACCAGCTGCTCCGTTACCTTGCCAAATGTCCTTGTCAATTTTGCGTGCTAATCTGTTACCCATATCGGTAAGCATAAAGCCTTGCTCAGTTGAAGGGATACCGTTGTCATTGTGAGCAGAGAAGCCCATTTCAGCTGCAGTCCAAAGTTGACGGAAATCTTCTTTACAAATTTCTTTGTCAGATTTGATTTTCTTTAAAGACAATTGACGCTCGTCAATGTTTACGTCTCCTACTGGTGTAAATCCACACGCATAATCTGCGTAACCTTCATCGGTTGTCATTCTTCTAAGGTACACATTTTGATCTGGCACGTTAGGAATTACCCTTACTAGGTTTTGGCTAATGGTGTTAGCCTCTTTTATCATTTCAAGAAAGTAGCCACCCGCTACTTGCCCTACATAGTTAGTTGCTATTGTTGTTGTTGTTGGCATTATTATTTATTTTTAAGTGATTCCAAACGTTCAGCTAGTGAAAGCTTACGATTTGATTCGATTGTTAATTTTGTTGCTTTTGGCTTTATGCCTTCGCTTACTGGCTTAGCTTTAAATTCAGCTAGTTCTGTTTTTACTTGCGTCAAATCAGCTTTAAGACCTAAAAGTGCATCTAGTAATTGATTGATTTTGTCGTCGCTCATTTCTGCGTCTTCTTCTGCTACTTTTGCAGATACAGAATCAACTACGCCCTCTTCAACTACTACCAAAATCTGGTCGCCTTCAAGTTCATACTCGCCAACTGGCACAGGCACGTTGCCTTCTTCGCCTACTATTGAAATAGCTACTCCAGCTTCTAAGGTTTCTCCCTCAAATTCCATTGTTACTGTTCCATCAGCACTTTTTACCTCGCCTAGCTTTACCGCTTTAGCTTCAGGTGCTTCAGCAAATAGGGCTTTAAATTGCTCCCATTTGTTGCTTCCTTTTGTTTCACTCATTTTTACCTCGTTTAAATTAAAAAAACCATCTATTGAAAATCCTTGAATTTCTCCAGCTTTAGCCATTGCCCATACTGCATCGTCATGAATTTTCATTGTTACCATCCAACTGCCGACTGGCTCGTCAAATCCGTATTTTCTACTTTTATCTTTGTTTGTATCCTCGATTATCCAGCTTTCAACTACGCTCACTTTATCGCTGCCTAAATCAATCTCATGCTCAATAGTACTATTATTACTATTTCCGTTGCGTATGAAGTCATAAGCTGCCTTCTCGATCGTGTCAGCACTAAATACAATGTTATACTCTCCCATCTCTGGGTCGTTTCTGTATATAGGCTTATCTGGAATCAAGGCTACACCCATTAAAACTCTACGCTCATCCGAAATAGTAGCTAGTTTTATTGGCTTGCTTGCATCCTTAAGAGTAATAAATTTTGATTCCATAGCAGGGGACTTCACTACACTAAGCGCATAGATGCCTTTATTTTGCTCTGGATCATAAGAGATTTGAAATGTCTTCATGCACTACTAACGAAAAAGTATGTAGTCTTGTTTTTTTTTAAAATTGTGTTCAATTGTTATCATTACCAAATAGTGCCTAAACCGTTGCTATTATTGAATGTGTTCAGTGTTATAGTATAAAATCACTTTTTCCGATATTCTAACGTGGTAATTTAATCGAAACACGTTTCAATATAATATATATAAACTTTTAAAGAAAAGTATTATAACAATGATAACACTACTAACCACGCTACTTGCGAGAGGTTATATCTATAACACTAATGATAACATAATTAACATATGTTAAACAAATAAAGAAAATTAGCAATAAATTAGGTTTATATTTATAAATAGTATTATATTTGTAACCTAAACTAAAATAAACATTATGAAGACTTTTGTACTAAGCATTTTTAAAGGACACGAATTAAAACAACAAAAACAAGTTTCAGTTAATTCAATAGAGGAATTAAAATTTTCTAAAAATGGTTTTTGGAGTGAATCGCCTTATAAAAAAGGATTAAATAAAAATTGGATGGGTGTTAAAAGAATCAGATAAATAATTAACCATAGGTTTACGGTCAACCTTCAAAACCGTTTTAACTAACATTTTAAATAAACACTATGAATTTTTTAAACATGAATTTACCACCAGAAGAAAACGGCAAAAACAAAAACCTAAATTCTTGGTTTGATTTTATGAATGATCAAATGAATAAAATAGAAGAAAGCAATCACAAACAAAAAGTTAATAATTTGCTATCTGATAACGATATAAAAACATTTGATTAGCTATGGACATAAACGAAGCGATGCGCATTTGTTTTAAAAACAACGTGAAAATATACCCGCAAATAACTCGCTCAATTTATAGGGTTGCAATAGATCGGAATGGCAAAGTACAGATAGGGCAAAAAACTTTTAATAATAAAAATATAAATGATGCAATAATTAAAACTTATTTGTATATTGCACAAGAATTAAACAGTAAGATATGAAAACAGAAACCACAGAAATACTAAAGGTATTAATAAGAAATGAATTTGACAACATAGATCATTCACTTGATTACATTACAGAAAACGGCACTAAGCTAATTAACGCTGCATTAGATTTAGGCTTTGAAGATATGGCAGCGGAAATGCAAAACGATCTATTATGAGCGATTGGTTCGACGATTTAGATACGCACCCTAGCTGGGAGCAAGATGATACACATTGCAAATGCTGCGGTATTGTAACGAACGGAAAAAGCTATTGCAGTAAAGGCTGCAAAATTGAGGATAACGAGTAAGCCTAAATAAGTCCAGTTTATAACTAAATAAACTGGACTTTTAACATTTACAAAGCAGCTTGCCCAAACGTGGCTCTGTCCATCTC